CATGTGTTCGGATCCACACGGGCAACGAATACTTCGCCACTAGCATTAGTACTATTACCGTACCATTTACAACTCTGTCCAGGTGGTAAAGTATCTAGTGCAAAGTATACACATCTTTCGTGTCTTTGTCTATCTTCTTTAGGTACAGAGTATGCACTATGTTTACCTAGATTAAAAACAACAGAGTAAATAGATTCTGGAGATGAATAATTAGACGCAGTACTCATTTGTCCGTAATAAGGATTATGAGATCCACAAGCAGTTAAACTAATAACGGTAGCGACCGTCAACAGCCTGCCAAGTGCCGTCCGGAAATTGGCAAAGAAATCCTTGTACATTTTTCTGTGTTCCTCTAATATTTGCAACAGTTTGATAAGGACGACACTTTCGAGCAATACCTGCATCTTTAACAAAATGTCGTACTTTAGGTTTATCTGAACATTCAACTACTGTGTTACTACTGACTACTTTATTGTTGTTGTTAACTTCAATCTTTTCGTCAGTATAACAGTATTGTGCAGTATCTAGTTTGGGTGTCGTTGTAGCTGAACACCCTCCTAGACTAATTAGTGCTATGCTTGATAACACCAACACGTTTCGCATTTCTATCATCTTTCGCCTCAGCTAATAGTTTATCAAATACTTGTAGTGGCATTTTAATACGTACATATGTGTGTACTCTGCCAGTCGAAGCAAGTTCGTATGCATGTTTTTCAACTTCAACGTGTTCTGTAATTGAAGTATTTTTAGTCGAGTGTTGCACAATAGTTTGTGTTACACGACTTTCAACACCGTTATTACCTTTGATATCAACAGTAGTATTAGAATTTACAATACCGTTAATTCTTTCTGCAAAGCCTTTAACTGCAAATGCATATGCTTGAGATTCAGAAGCTTGTTCAAACCTACTTTCACCCATTCCGCATGCATAAGCATAATCCGTTTTCCAGAACAACCAGCCTTCTGAACCAATTTGTTCACAATCCATGTACCAGGTCGGATTTGCCTTAGTTTCTCTAACTTCTATTTCCTTCATTGTAGAACATGCTGTCATAGCCAACAATGCAGTTCCGATAGTTAGTGCCTTTGTAAGTTTGCCTTTCATTACAGCCTCCTCAATTTACAAACGGAGCGACAACTTTATGAAATAAGTCTACGACTTGTTCTTGATTAGTTGCCAATTGAATTTTAGCATCTGCCCACGATTGGGTTTGATACTCTACAGTCTTATCCCATTCTTGGATAAGAAACTTTTTTACGTTAAGAAACGTATCTTGCATTAATGCCTCCTATGTTGAGCCTTTGTTTCATTATGTCTTATAATAACTTCTTTTATTACACTTGTCAAGACTTTTTGGCAAAACTTAATCCCACCTGTAAAATATGTGGTCATCAATCTTTCCAATTAATCTCATTTGCTTTCTCCATGTAGGACTTACATAGTCTGCATGATAATGTGTAGCACCTTCAATCATACCAGCCCATTTATTAAATGCAAGGATTTGGTATGCAATATCTTGGGCAACTTTCCATTTTATATTATCTTCATAATTTATAAGTTCATCTTTTTTGCCATCACAATACCAACTAAATTGGCATTTATTTCTTACAGGATAATATACCCGTTCGTTTTCGGGAAGATCAGGGTCCTTTTTAGTCTTCCAACTTTCCTTAATAGGTCCTTCATATATAACATCACATACTTTTGCAGGATATCTTCTGTCCTGAACTCTATTAAGAACAACTCGGGCGACAGCAATTTGGCCAGCTATACTTTGATTATGAGATTCCCTATAGATGTTGAGAGTCATACAATATAACTCATCAGGATCGATTACTGGAGGTTCGTTATCTTGATCAACAGTACCTGGTAGATAAACAATTCTAGTTTTAACCACAGGCACTTCTTTTATTTCAAATTCTTTGATAATTTTTGGTACTTCAATTGTTTCAATTTCTGTAACAATTTTTGGTACCTCAATTTCTACAATTTTTTCTACTTCTACAATTTTTTCTACAATTTTTTCTACTTCTTTAATTTCTATTTCTGGAGCTGGTACGTCTTTCCAAAGTACAGTTGCCATTCCTACAGTAAAACCAAATAGTATTGCAAGTAGATATCTTGTCCGGGTCAATATAGCCATAGTTGTCATCCTCTTCGCATAGTTGCAATTTCAGTTGCTTGTTTTGATCCTGTCTTATCGTCATCGTCTGCAAAGATAGGAACCATATTACTTTTGTGCATAGTAGCAATACCTACAAGACGTCTTTTGCCAGTATACTGCAATGCTTCTTTTTTTGTACAAGGTGCAAAAGAAGATCCACTATTCAAACTAGGTACGTGTTGTTCTTCTTTACGATATACACCAGACTCGTGCCAAGGAGTTTTTACTGCAACCGGCTTGCTTTTAGGCTTGTAATTGCCATGGCAGTAATCAATATATTCTTTAATATTCATAACTAGATTAGGGCAACCAAGGCGTTTCATTTCCTTGTTGTGCTTTCGCATCTGTTCTTCGTACCGTGCGATTTTACCTAATGTAAGTTTGGATTTTGATTTGCGTTTTTTTGTATTGAGGGAAGTCATTCCCCTCACCAAGTGCATTGTCATAGTAAAACCTATATTTGTTACAGTTATACTAAAGTATACTATAATACAAGGTACCTGTCAAGATCTTTTTTACCAAATTAACTATCTTGTATTTGTTGTCTTGCACAACTGACGCTATTCAATTCTACTCTATATCCGTCTTTGAGCATTTCTTGTAGTGTGTCTACACCACGACTTTTTATGATAGATGTCCAAGAGTCTAAAAACTCTTGGCATTCAACTTCTGTTTCAAAGTGTTTACTGTAAACATTTACAATTTCGTCTCTTTGTATATCATCAGGTGTTGTAAGAGTAAAATTAAAAAGTAACATAAAAACTTCAAGCATTTTTCTTTCCAGTGTATTGTTAGTGTTCAGTGAGTTTTTGTCTCAACTGCAAACTAATATACACTGGAAAGGCCCTTATGTCAACCTTTTTGGTAAAATTGTTAAAAAGAAATTTTAATATCGCCTAATAATAATGCGATTATTCCTGCTATTAAAAATAAGTCAGCACATATACTCCAAATGATATAACACTTAAACAAATATTTGCTCACCTTTAATACTAAGGGGTTCTTCATTTTGACCCCCTATAATTAATATATTCATAATAATTCCTACTCAGGTAATGTTACAGTACCTGCTTCTAAAAGAATTTTTCTATTTTCTTCGTGTGCTGCCTGCACTAGTTCTTTATTTTCAGCATTATACTGAACTGCCATATGATTGTCAAGTAATGCTGTAGTTAGTGGTTTTCCGTCTACGTGTATATCGCCTAAAATACGTCCGAACTTACCTTTAGAATCATAAGATGCAGTTACTAGTACGATATCAGCACCTTCGACTTCTACAAAATTTTTAACAAAATCTTTTGCCGCTAAGCCAAATGCCTTTTCAACTAAATCTCTTGTTCTTGATTCTGGAGTATCAACTCCAACTAGCCTTACTCGTTCGTCCTTTAACCATACACCAAATCCTAGATCGATGTCAACGTCAACAGTATCACCGTCAACTACTTTAACTATTGTTGCTCTATAATCGTACATAATGTTTCTCCTGTAAAGTATATAATATACGTATATTTATAATATATGCTAAATAACCTTAGTTATGAAACATAAACACTTAGTAGTACGAGCTGAAGTAGATAATCCAATTGTAAACAAATCAAAAGCTCGTAAGTTCTTACGAAGTCTAATTAAAAAAATTAAAATGAAAGAAATGTACGGTCCTGTTGCTAGTTATTGTAAAATGAAGGGTAACAGAGGAATCACAGCATTTGCTATTATTGAAACTAGTCATTTAGCAATGCACATATGGGATGAAAACAGTCCTAGTCTTATACAATTTGATGTGTATAGTTGTAGTGACTTTGAACCAGCAACAGTAATAGAACATTTACAACCACTAAGTCCTACCAAAGTAGATTACAAATTCCTAAATAGAGAACAAGAATTTATACAAGTAATTTAAAGGTTGACCTTTAAGTAATTTGAGTGTATAAATATAATACAATGTTGAAGCAATTCAAACACTGAACTGGACCCGGGGGCGGTACCCGGCGACTCCACCATAAACACATGAGAGGAAACCTTTATGGATGCTAAAATTTTTGTATTAGTAGTTTCAATGTGGGGACACAATGGAACAGAATGGGAGTATATTGGAAACCAATCAGTTTTAAATCAAGACATGACTCAGCAACAATGTGAGTACATGGCTGATGAAGAAAAAACTTGGACAGTACATAATACTAACAAATACTATCGTATACAAATGCAATGTTATCCTAAAAAATGTGCAGGTCAAAAGACTTGCGAATAGTCGTGTGTTTATGATGGGGTCGAAATAGGATCGACAGGCAGATTAGTAGAAGAGTGGAGTTGTCCGGATCTAAGCTCGGTTAACGCGAAGAAAACTTATAATTGCAAACGACAATTATGCGCCAGAAATGGCATTAGCGGCCTAATTTAGGCACGTAGGGGTTGGCAACTTACCTGGCAACAGAAAAGTTGCACTTTACATTTTTTCAGATAAATATAGCACAGGCAGAAGGAGAACGGTCATGCCGGCAAGAAATCACAGAAATTGGTTGAAGAAGCCAACAAATGTTGAATATGTTGATAGTCGCATTTATTCAGACTATAAAATTTACCAAGAAGAAATTAAAAATATTTTTGCAAAAGTTTGGATACCAATGTGTCACAAAAGTGAACTACCAAACAAAGATGACTTTAGAACAAGTCAAATTGCATTTCAAAATGTAGTTGCAGTGAATCATGGTGATACATTTCAGGTTTATCACAATCCTGGTATACGAGGAGTAGCTGGAAATCTTAAAAGCGAATCAATTGAAGGCTTTAAAGAATTGCCTACAGAAGTAAAACATGGTGGCATGATATGGACTACATTAGATACTAATCCTACAATGAGTGTAGAACAATGGACTTGTGGAGCATTTGATTGTATAGCTGATGCTATTGATACAGAGGAATTAGATATCTTTCATTACCACAAAGCAATTATTCCTACTAACTATAAACTATGGCATGATACTAATAGTGAATTCTATCATGACTTTATGCACTACTTCAATCGTGTAACAGGATTCAATGATGAATATTTTGCTCGTAAAAACGTACCTTTTGATAATGGACACGTAAATGTTAGTAGCTTTACAGTTAACTATACAGAGTTTGATAAAGACGGAGATAGAGGAGAACTTAGTTTTCCTAATCTACCACCTAACCAATGGTACATGGTAGACTTATTTCCAGGCTTTAACTTTAACTTACGTGGTAGTGCTTACCGTAGTGATAGTGTTACTCCATTAGGACCTAATAGTGTGCTAATTGAATTCCGCGGATATGGCTTATTAAAAGATACGCCACAAGAACGTGCAACTCGTATTAAACATCATAATACAATTTGGGGACCTTTCGGTCGTAACTTACATGAAGACTTACTTGGCGTTACTGGACAAGGTGCATCAATGGTGCCAGGCAGTGAAACAAGAACTATTTTACATGGTCGTCATGAAAACAGTACTATACATGACGAAGTCGGTATGCGTCATTACTATGCTGAATGGGGTAAGTATTTAGACTTAGATCCTAGTAATCCAGTTGTCATAAAGGAAGAACTTGCAGCATAGTGTATATAAGTACTTTTAATGATAAAGTATTGTACACCACTATCTACTGACAAACTAAATGAACTGAAAGACATTTACAATAGTCAGCCAAAGCAAGAGTTAGCTTGGCGCAAAGGTGCAGAGTTTGAACCTGCTTTGGCTGTGTTAAAAGATTATGTTAGTAATGAACTAGGACATAACTATTGGAAATGTACACAAGGAACGTTCTTTGAAGCTCGTCAACCTTATAGAATACATACTGATACAGCAATAGATGAACATAATCATCAAACTATTGTTATTCCATTAGACTGGGAATATGAAGACAATGCTCGTCTTAGTGAAAACTCGTTATATATTTTTAAACAAAGATGGCATCTTGAAGCAACAAACTTCCGGTACGGATCTAAACCATCTACTGATGGTCCTAGGTATAATACAGATACAAGAGAATATAGCAAAGTAGAAAATTTAGAACCAAATAATTTTATTGATAAAGATGCGGCAAGTGATTGCGATCATTTAAACGTCCGACATTTTACTGGATTATCTGTAGAAGCAAAATTAAAATGGGAACCAGGTAAACCTTTAACGTTTCCTCGTACTGCATTACATTGTTCTAATAATTGGCATAGGTTGGGAATAAAAAGTAAACTTGGTCTAAGTTTATTTACAAGTCTTTAATCGTATCCTCGCATAGCAACTTTGTCTATATCGTCAGGATCGTCACTCATTCGTTTTGCGAACGCATCTTCAAAGCCTTCTTCTTTTATATATGCCTCTTCGTTATACCACAGGCGTTTAAAGTATGAATTGTATGAACTAAGAATTGTTTGATCTGATGTGTGTAAATGTCCCTTCACCATCCAAAATAGCCTGCAGGCTTCTTTGAACGAAGGATCTGACATTTAGAACAAGCCTAATAATTTGCCGTTGCCGGCTATAATCATTAAACAAGTTATAATATGGAGGGCAATCCAAAAGGTACGAAAAGCCAAAGCCTTCTTTACATCATCTTGTGGTATAGGAAGGAACTCTGGCTTATCGTCGTCTGTAATTCCAATGGGCATTCCAACGGTCCGTGCCCAAAGTTTTAGCCAGCGGCGCTGACCGCTCATTACATATTATTCTTTTTTTCTTGGATTTCTTTTCTTCGTTCTTTAGTAAGTTTACCTAAATCGCCTAGTGCCTTGCGAGCTCTTGCGGCCGCGGCTTTTACACTCTTGTCTTCGAATGTTTCTGATTCAGCAAGGTAATTATTAAATGCTTGAACAATTTCTTCATGTGTACTCATACTTTTTCTCCTATAAAGTTAGTTAGTTGTTACACTTGGTTGTGGTGGCATTGCTAAACCTGTTGTAGTTGCAATGTACTGACTGGCCATTTGCTTTTCAGTTTTACTTGCACACAAAACATTATTTGTGGCAAATGTAATTTTAGCTAACGGCTCAATAGTAAACATAAAAGGTGCTAGTGCTAGACCTTTTTCGGACATGGTAAGCATCAAAGGTTTAGTAACAACGTATCTTGTTTCATCTAACCCATCAAGTTTAGCAACAACTTCTTCACCTGATGCTAACTTAAAACTTACAACATCGCCTTTGGTAATACTTTTTTCAATTAACATATATTATCCTAATGAGTGTCCAGTTCCATTAAAACCTGTGTTCTCTATATACTTAATTAGCTCTTGGTAGCCACCAATGACCTGATTACTGATTACTATTTGCGGCATTGTACGGGCATTTGGTAAAATTTCCAAAAGTTCTTCTCTCGTTATATCCGTTCCTAGATTTTTGGTTT